CCGTAGCCGGCATGGGCCTAAACTGGCAGCACGCCGCCCGTGTGGCGTTCGTGGGCCGCAGCTTCTCCTACGAGGCTTGGTATCAGGCTGTGCGACGGTGCTGGCGGTTCGGCCAGACGCGGCCCGTTGACGTTCACCTGATCGTCGCCGAGGGCGAGGATCAAATCGGCCGCGTGATCGATCGGAAGGCCGGCGACCACGCCACAATGAAACGCGCCATGGCTGCGGCTATGGCCCGCAATCGGAATGTCGAGGCGCAGACCCGCATTCCCTATCAACCCACTCATACCGGGAGGCTGCCGCAATGGATGACGGCGTGAAGGTGCCTGTTCCGCAATGGTTGCAGGATGCAGTAAGGCCTAATTTGTATCGTGCCGACAAAAGCGCGCCGCCGCCGAATAAGCCTGATCCGGTGTCGCAGGAAGTGGCGACCGCGTTTATGGCGGAAATCGTCAAATTGTGTCGGGTTCATGGCGTATGGCTGGCGCATGAGGACGCTTACGGCGGGTTCATGGTGCAGCGTGAAAACACTGAAGCATGGCTGATGAGGGGGTTTGGAGCATGAGCGAAATTACCTGCTTGAACTCTGCCCACGGAGATCGATGGACCGCCATCAACGGCGATAGCTGCGACGTGCTGGCGCAGTTGCCTGATGCGTCCATCGGTTTCTCTGTCTACTCGCCGCCGTTCGGCGATTTGTTTGTCTACTCGGAAAGCGAGTGCGACCTTGGCAATTCGGTGAACGACGCCGAGTTTTTCGCCCACTACGAGTTCATCATTCGGCAGAAGCTGCGGATCACGAAGCCGGGCCGCATGTCCGCCGTTCATTGTTCGGATCTGCCCACGCGCAAGTGGAAAGATGGCGTGATTGGAACAAAGCCGTTCTCCGATGATATCGTGGCCGCGCATCTCCGCGCCGGATGGACGTTTGTGCGGCGCGTGACCATCTGGCGCGATCCCGTGGTGGAGATGACGCGGACCAAGGCGCTGCACTTGCTGCACAAGCAAATCCTGAAAGATAGCACATGCTCGTGGCCGGGCACGCCTGACTACCTGCTGATCTTTCGCGCGCCAGGCGAGAACGCCGAACCCGTGGGCCACAAGCCGGCGGATTTCCCCGTTGAACTTTGGCAGAAATGGGCGAGCCCGGTTTGGTTCGATATCAGCCAAACGGCAGTGCTGAACAACAAAGCCGAGGCGTCGAAGTGGATCGGTGACGCGCTGAGCCTGGATATGGCCCGCGAGGCTGCTGACGAGCGCCATCTGTGCCCGCTGCAACTGCCTCTGATCGACCGCGCCGTTACGATGTGGAGCAACCCCGGCGACGTGGTGCTCTCTCCGTTCCTCGGTATCGGTTCCGAGGGCGTTGTTTCCGTGAAGCGGGGGCGCCGGTTTTTTGGGTGTGAACTCAAGCCTTCGTATTGGCGCCAGGCCGTGCGGGCGCTTGAAGGTTCCGAGCGTGGCGCGGTGGATCTGTTCTTTGAGGCCGCCGATTAATGAAACCCGAAGCCCGCCTCCGAGCTCGATGCCGCCTTTTCCTACAATCCCACCTACTCGCCCCGTGCTGGTTCACTGCAATCGAACACGGACGCAAACACACAGGCACGGCAGAGCAACGCGCCCGAGAGTGGCAGCACCTACAGGCGCAGGGCGTTAAGCAGGGCGTGGCCGACGTGCTGGTGCTGGCGCCGGGGTTCGCGTTCATGGCGGAACTCAAGGCCGGCGCGAATAAGCAAAGCCCGGCGCAGGTGGAGATGCAGCGCGTGATGGACACGTTGCAGCACGGGTATGCCGTCTGCCGCTCCGTCGAACAACTAGGCGAGGCCCTACAGCGCCACGGCATCCCGCTAGCGGCTGGCTGGCAAATAGCCGCTATGCACCACGATGCCGCGCTGGACGTGCCCACCAAGGGCCACAACAAGCCGCCGCGCACTCGCACCGCCAAACCCACGGCGCGGGGGCTGAAGACGTTGGCGAGGGCGCGGCAGGCGGGGATTTTTACGTGAGAGTCTTGGACCTGTTCAGCGGCATCGGCGGCTTCTCCCTTGGCCTAGAGCGGGCGGGAATGACGACCGCCGCCTTCTGTGAAGTTGACCCGTTTTGCCGCCGCGTGCTGGCGAAACACTGGCCGAAGGTGCCCTGTTACGATGACGTGCGAACCCTCACAGGCGAGCGCCTGGCAGCAGACGGAATTTCCGTGGATGTCATTTGCGGCGGGTTCCCCTGCCAAGACATCAGCGTTGCTGGAAACGGGGCAGGCCTTGTCGGCGAACGGTCGGGCCTATGGCGCGATTACGCCCGACTTATTGGCGAGATACGACCCCGCTTCGTCATCGTGGAGAACGTCGCAGCACTCCTTTTTCGGGGGCTTGGAGACGTTCTCGGAGACCTGGCCACGTTCGGGTATGATGCGGAGTGGCATTGCATCTCAGCTGCCGCCGTTGGTGCCCCTCACAGGCGGGATCGGGTGTGGATCATCGCGTATCAGCGCGTGGCCGACGCCGACCGCCGACAAGGTCTCCACGACCTCCAACTGCACCCCAGCGATGGCGGAGAGGTATCTCAGAAGGGGACGGTTGGGGAGCTTCATCGAGGGGGTCGCGGCGAGGATGTGGCCGACGCCAGCGGCCAGGGACTACCGGTTCCCCAACGCGAAGCCCTACTCGGAACGGGGAGGTGGAACGAAGGGCGTGCAGCTTCCGGAGGCGGCGGGTGGCCCCCTGAACCCGAGGTGGGTCGAGTGGCTCATGGGGTTCCCGCTCGGGTGGACAGACTGCGGGCCATCGGCAACGCCGTCGTCCCGCAAATCCCGGAGTTGATCGGCCGCGCCATCATGAGGGCGGCAGCATGAGCCCCGACTTCATCGAAATGGCCGGCCAAACCATCGGCAACCTCCAAGTCATCGACTACGCGCGGTCAGGCAACCACGGCGCGCATTGGGTGGTGATGTGTCTCGACTGCAAGAGCCAGCAGGTTGAGCGCGGGACGAACCTGCGGAAGGCGCAGAAGCGGGTGGGGTGGCAGATTGTTTGTAAGGGCTGCGGCACATGAGCGGCAACCTCAAGATTTCCGGCATGCGCTACGGTTGGGCGATCAAGGTTCCCCCGTCGGAATACAAGCCTAACGGCACGCTGTTCGGGAACTTTGACGGGAACCGGCCTGCGCGGCATGAGATGTATCCGGTCGGCATCTATGCGCTGTTCCCGACCGAGGCCGAAGCGCGGGCATTCCTGCGGGAGCGTGTCGGGCCATGGCGGGGCAAGCGCGATTGCCGCGTGGTTCGCGTGCGCGTCGAGGAATCCATCGAGGAAGTTGATCGGTTCCCTAACCCGCCGCATCTGCGGTGGAGCAAGAACGGGAACTATTACCCGCCGCGTCGGCGTGAAAAGGCGTGTGGAACATGACCATTACCATCATTCCCTGCACACTCACCGAAGCCGCCGAGCGCGCGCCATCCAATCCGGCGCAATGGCAATCGCGCCCCGGCAGAGAATGGCAGCCGGTTGTCGGGCAAGCAAAGCTGCTGTGGGGGGCCGCATGATCCACTACCACGGCACCCCCATTACCCCGCGCGCCGCACTCGCCCCGATGGCAGGGCGGCACTTCTGCGTGTCGTGGGCCGACCCCCGCGACATCGACTGGTGCATGTCTCACGGCGCCTCCGTCATGCTGGACAATGGCGCGTTCTCGGCTTGGACGCGGGGCGCCAAGACCGATTGGGCCGACTTCTACTCTTGGGTAGCCCCACATCTCCGCCATCCGCATTGGGCCGTCATCCCTGACGTGATCGACGGCGACGAAGCCGCGAACGACATGCTTCTCGCCGCATGCCCGCTGCCGCCCGCGCTGTCTGCGCCGGTCTGGCACATGCACGAGAGATTGGAGCGCCTCGCCCGCTTGGCGGCGGCGTTCCCCCGCATCTGCATCGGCAGCTCAGGCGCGTTTGCATCCCTGGGCTCCCCCGCATGGCGCCAGCGCATCGATGCGGCATGGCAAGCCATACCGTCCACAACCTGGGTCCACATGCTCCGGGCGATGAAGGAGGCGAGCGAAGGCGCTTGGCCCTTTCGCCTCAGCGGACAGCACGAACGTTGCCCGCAACCACGCCGGAACGATGAACCGACCAGCACAGGAGCCGGAACGCATGGCCGCGCGCATTGACGCCCGCAACCCGCGCCACATCGGCAAACGCGCCGCGCAAGGAGGGCTTTTCTCATGAAAACGGCCCTTCTCGCCGCTTCCTTCCTCGCGACCATTCCTGCGGCGAATTGGTTGATTGGCAACGTCGGGACGGTCTGCATCCCCAACGGACCGTGCTTAATCTCGGTGGCGCCCGGCCTTATGGCCCCGTCTGGTGTGTTGCTGATCGGCGTGGCGTTGGCGTTACGGGATGCCCTGCATGAGCGGCTTCCGCGTTGGGGTGTGGCCGCTTTGATAGGCGGGGGCGCGGTATTGTCTCTTTCCTTCTCCCCTCCGGCCCTTGCCATCGCTTCAGCCGTGGCATTCCTCTTGTCGGAACTGGCGGACTTTGCCGTCTATGATCGGCTTCGCAAGCAGGGGTTGGCGCTGGCCGTGCTGGCATCCGGCGTCGTGGGCGCCGTGCTGGATAGCGTGTTGTTTAGCGCGCTAGCGTTCGGAACCGTCAAGTGGGCGCCGGGGTTGATCCTGGCAAAG